GAACTTTGCATATAGCTAAATCCTTTGCTTTTACTTCACACTCCCAAGTAACATCATCGTTAGATTCTACGACATTTGGAATATGTGTGAAATAATCTGTATGTTTTCTAGTTCCATCGATACCTTCGCTCCAATGAAAAACGGGTGTATGGTTTCCCCAGGTTTCTTTGAACAGACTTGCCCAATGCTCAGAACAATTTAAGCTGGAGGGATTACACTGATCATGGAGGTTGTCATAAACGAATGGAGCTACACCTTTGAAAACATTATATAAGTTTTCACAACTCCAATAACCTTTATCTTCATTCTCCAAAACTAAACGATTCTTAACACCTTGACTACACTTAGAGAATGCTTCACAGAATAGATCACGATACTCTTCATCAGTTTCGCTTTTGGGTGATCTACTAAGATGTAAACACATTGGTGAACTATAATCAGAATCACACCCAAGCCAATCCATAACCTGACTTTCGTGGTTTAACTCTCGTATTGTTCTTCTGACTACATCTGGGTTTAAGCTACTAAGAACATTGAATTGACTGGGGTGACAACTCAAAGAGATATTGAGGTTTCTTGCAAGTTCTCCACAAGAGTTCAACTCTTGGATAATGCTGGTCATGTCTGGAAGATCACTATACTCCAATCCAAGTGTTTCATCAGTGACTAAAGGAAACATACTACTACTAACACGTAAATGTGATATTCCATTTCTGCTACACATTTCAATCGTTTTCTTTAGAACACGGGTGTTATCCAGAATTCTATTAGACAAATCAACCAGGCTTGATGTTTTTTCTTCAGAGAGGAACTTCTTTCTGGTCATAGTTTTGCTATGAACTTTCTCTTCAAGCTTCAACATCTCGCTAATACATACTAATCCTAATTTCATACACTTTTTATATCGTTGATGGAAATAAATGTAAAGATAAAACATTTATTATTTTTAATAGAAAATAAAGAAGAAGAATGTTGATTGCATCTATTATGAAACCATTATTAAAAACATATTCGTGCTTTTTAATAATTTTTCTTTTTCACTTTCTTTTTAATTCCTCATAGTGCATAAAAATAAATTCACACCTCTCTTAGGTCAATCCGCTAATCACATGTGATCTATGGTTAAAAACCAGCAATCTTGTTTCTTTCAAAGGAGTATATCCTTTGGCTTGATCGTAAATAAAAGGTTGAAGAATTCGAAGCGTATCTTAAAAAGATATACAATTCGTAATATTACTCTGATTCGACGACTTCTTCTTCTTCTGGAAGATCTGAAGGTAAGATGAGCTTATCACTTATACTCAATAGTTCTGAGAATGGCAGGTCTGAACCAGTGTGAGCATTCGTTCCAACAAACAGTCTTCCAGCACGTTCTAAGACACTGTGATTAGGTAACATCCATGTAGACCAGGTGTTGCTTGTCACAACTTCCTCTTCATCTGTAATAGTTGAACCTATTAAACCAGAATCAACTTCATCTGATTCTGCATCGATTTCAATAAACAGGGGAAAGTTTTGAACTTCACCACCTTTAGAAACAACGAGTTTAGCATAGTCAAGTGTAAAGAATTCATTTTCGATATTATAAGTAACGTTTTCTCTGTTACGCTCTGGATGAACTCCTGCCATTATTGAATATAATGCAAGAGGTTGAATTTGTGTATCAGTTTGAAGAACTGACATTGGTATAGTTGCTTTAATCATTTTTTTTATTTACGGGTTTTGTGTGTATTTTTCTGCGAGCGTTTTATCATCACCTGTTAAATCCTCTGTAAAGGTAATAAGCCTGTCGTCTTCAGCTGCTGATGTTATTCTGTTATAGACTGAATCGTCTGATGTAAATTCTGTACCAGATTCGATTGCATCTAATGCCGAATGACCACTTGTTGCTGGCGATGGGTTGTTCCCCTCTGCGATATTGTATGCGTCAAGCTCAGTCTCCGCACCGTTGTAGCCGTCTGTAATGGCTGGGTTTGTGAGAGTATCGCCAAATACATCTTTCGTTGGCTCTGATGTATCGGCGGGTATGCGGAGCAATGCGGGTGATCCGTTGACCGTGCCGTCATTACCGTTCCCGCTTTGATCAGTCCAATCTGCATCTGTGTTGCCGTAGCCGTTAAGCTGTTGTGTGATTGACGCTGTAATTAAAGACCAATTGTATATTGTGCCTTTAAATTGTGAGGAGGACGCCTCCCCCAAAGAAACCTTGCTCCATGTAGGTGTGTAGAAATTGGCGGTGTTCATTGTCACTGTATTAATTAGACTGCCATCAAGATAAATCATGCAGTTAACACCATTGCCAACAAGCCTTATGACGTGATTTGTATCTGCTGATATTACAAAACCTGTTTTTGGGATAATGTCCAAACCAGCACCCTGTCTAGCCCATAACCTAAAAGTGCTGGTATTACTATCACGTTGTAGCCTAAAAAATCCCCCAGCCGTCATAAACCATAAAAACCTCCCATAAGAAGCAATCTTTGATGAGTCCCAAACTATTTCAACGGACATGTCAAAAACACCAGTTTCCACAAGCTCGTTTGGTGATACATTCAGTTCAACTTCATCATCAACACCATCAAAAAACATCCGCTTGCTGAACCCGTTGTTATTATTCAGCGCGTTCGCCTCGCCGTCTATCCTGCCAGCCCAAAAGCCCGCACCCTCGGTGGCTGTGGATGCGTCGTTTATCGTTCCGTGGTTGCCGTTTCCAGAAACATCGTAAACGGTGTCTCCTGCACCCTCTGTGAGTGGGTGGTGTATAATGGGGTTGTTTGAGTTATAATCAGATTCGGTTGTAAATATCTTAACATCTGAAAGCTCCATGTTTTTGCCAGTTCCAAATGCCCAATATGTGTCTCTAGTTCCACCCCAATCGCCTGGACTTGTTGTTATACCAGCGTCTATACGAACTTCATCGCCGCCGTCAATTGATAGATAAATAAACGTTCCGTTGGTGTTGTGCATACGAAGCTTTATTGTGTGCCACACACCGTAAAATGATGAATCAATACTCCAATAAGGGTAGGGCGCTCCTCGACAACCGTAGAATATTATTTGGTTGCTGTTGTGAACAAGACGCATGTGTGGCGAGAAACAAGTGCTAGAATTACTACTGTGATTACTAGCAATGATGCTAGTTGTTTGGTTGGCTTGGTAATCAACCTTCACTTTAAATTCTACCACATTCCCTCTCCTCACCAGTGCGTTAGTTGAGCATTCTAACCGATCATTTGATCCATCAAAGCTCGCCGCGTAGCTGTTGCGATACTCTGGGCGGCGCGGGTAGACGCTTCCGCTGTATTGTAGCGGGTTGCCGAAAATGTCATTCGTCGGGTCGCTTTCGTCGCGTGGGATGTAGGCGTTTTCCACATCATACCCTGTTGCACCAACAAGATTCACATATGCACCATTAATAGCCAAATGACCCAGCATTGAACCATTGTTGTTTCCCGCTGTATCAATCCACATCTCTGCCGATGTCGTTGTGGATGATGTGTAAAACAGAACCCCATTTTTCCAGTATGAAACCGTAGATCCTGCGCGCCTAATCTCAAATAAATCACCGAATGTATGATTACCGAACGCCCCTCTCGATGTCCCCGCCTCCCACACTTGAACAGCTGAACCTGTTAAATATATAGCGTAATCAAGAGTAGCAAACCCGCCGCTTGTTGTGGGGTCTGAGTTGCAACCAAACATAAACTTGTTATTTGAACCCGTGCTTACAGATCGGGTTGACATTATAAAGTCACCTGTTGAGCTTTCCACTGAATAAGGACCGTCTGTCCATGCTGTTGAACCTGTTTTTGTTATAATGTTTGATGCTCCATACCCCTCCAGATTAAGCTTATCTGCCTCTGGTGGCAACGTGTTATCCACCACAAACGCCGCTCCGTTTTGAAGCGTGCCGTCATTGCCGTTACCGCTGGAGTCGTAGGCGGTCGTGCCGCTGGCGTGGTTGAGGTTGTATTGTGCAACAGTTGATCCGCTTTGAGTTGTTTTAACGTGGGATATCTGAGCATTGGCGAAGCTGACCTCGTTATTTCTACCCAAAGCTCCGATTGTGGTACGGTCAACGGTGGTCGCTAACGGTGTGACGGTAAAGGTGTCAGTGTTCACTCCGTCTTTCCAGAATGTTACTTCGTCCACCCCGTCGAAAGCAACCTTTACAGTGTGCCTGTTGCCGCTATAGACGGGAAAAAGGGCTTCGTTTATTATTATGGTGTTATTGTCCGACCTCCAATAAAAATAAAGTCTGGAGTGTGTTCCTGATATCCCGAGGTTGATATGAGGTGTCCCCGTTGCGCTGTTACCCTCACCATAGAGAGTGCGATATGTCGGAGTTGCAAGATATTTAAAATCAACCTCGATGCTCCATGCTTGGTTGAGAGATAGCACCTGTGCGGGTAGTTCGACATAATCATCCACCCCGTCAAACTCACAAACCTGCCCTTGTTGGACTGGTCGCGTTGATGCTGGCGCTTGACTAGAAACAATAGGATCTAGTTCAAGAACTTCATTATACAACTTTAAAGATTTACCATCCCAATATGTTTTGTTTAATTCGCTAGGAACTGAATCCATATTTGAACCAACAATTCTACAGTTTGTATAAAGTTCATCACCAGATTGGTTTGTTCTTATTCCAGAAGTACCTGTTTCCCACAATGTAGTAAGTGCGCCACCAGGATTAGGAGGATCATTGTCGTATTGCCAGTTAAGATCGTTTATTTTTTTCCACGCCATATAGATCTATTTATACGAAAATGGTGTTCACCGTTGTGTATAAATATGGAAACTAAAAACTTGATTAAATGTTTGGATTACTAACAATGCTATTATCGGCACCCTTTGCTAGTTTTCATTAATCCGCTTGTAAATTTGAAGATCCTATTTAAAAAGAACCATCCATTAACGTATAGTCTTCATTTCCATTCTAGTGCTTCTGCAACTGTCGGGAATTGCTCTACAAAAATTTCTTTACAGGCATTTGCAATATTCATATGCTCAAGTTGTGTTCCATTACCACTTCTCAAATCAATATAGTGAATCCAACTTCTACATGAACCGCTCATATAGATACGAGTTGGAGTTGCTAACGGTAGAATAAATCTAGCACATTCTTTAGCGATGTTAGCATCGAGCATCTCTTGATACAGAAACATACTGTCAAGTAGATGTTCTTTGATTTTCGTTTCAAAAGATTCTTTAACAGATTCATCAATATCATCAATGGAATTCTGCCTGTTCTTTGTATCTTGGCTTCTCAAATCAAACATTGGAATTAAATCTGACAACATAGAACTATCTGCATATCTCTGAGAAAACTCTTGATATGTAAAGCTTCTGTGCCTTAAGATTTGCGCGGCAATGCCTCGATTAGTTTCAATCTCAAGTGTCATGAATGATTGCTCAAAGACTGACCAATGTTGATGCTTAACGCAATATTTTAATAAGCCAGCAATTTCTGGGTTATTTTGATTTGATGGATTACTCACTCTTGCAACACGACCCATTGTCGCTTCTGCATCGGGAGTCACGCTGATTAGTTTTACTATTTTACTCATTAATTTATTATCTATCTTAAAATGCTTCTGATATAAAGATTAGTGTTGCATACACTAAGACTATAAAGGCAAATATAAGTGTCGTGTCAATTACAAATTCTTTCATATTATAATATTCCGTCAGGTGTTGTGCTTTCTGATATGTTAAACTTGAAGCCGTCTGCTCCCGCCGCATATGCAGATTCAAGAGCTTTTTTTATTTGAGAGAGGGAAAACATCCTCAAATCCAAACTGCGATCAGATTCTAACTCTTCAATACCCAGGTGTTTTTTTGCTATTTTTTCTAATTCCTTTTTCATTTAATATCATACTAGTGATTGCTAGTTCATTTTATTTTTATTGTATCGTATCATATCATACAAATACTCGCTTTTAATATCGTATGAAAGATGCTTGCTTATTTCTTTCTTAAGTGCATACATAACATCGACTTCGTTCGAATCCTTTTTCATCTGATCTGCAAGGAAACACTCTGCACGTTCATATGCAGCTCGGCACCTCTTGAATATCTCTTTGCTAGTTTTCATTAATCCACTTGTAAATTTGAAGATCCTATTTGAAAAGAACCATCCATTAACGCATAGTCTTCAATACTATTAGATTCTATAGCATCTTTAATTTGGTCAAGACGTTTAATGAGGTCTTTAGTGTCACTTGCTTCAATTGTAATTTTAGTTACCATAATATATAATCTCTCTTGATTCTGGTTGCACTATAACATGAAGTGCATATTTGTAAACAACAAAGTTATCTTTTTTTAGAATGCTCTTCCAACAAATGTTCCCATAAATCATCAGTTACCTGACTTGCTGGAAATTCCAAATCGTTGATCTTAACAGAAATACCTCTTCTGTATTTTGCTAACAGATGCCTGTTCTTTGTCAAGATAGTGGGGTTTCTGGATTCAATACTAACTTTTCCAGGCTCACCCCTGTTGAAGAAATCTGGATCTAAATCCTCAATTGAGAGACTCACTACCAATCTGTCGAAACCTTCAAGCTGTTTTTTGGCTTTATCCCTTAGACTAATTGCCGCTTTTATTTTATCACTCATTCTATAACCACTATATTATAAACTATAGGTTGAGTTGTTTCTTTCGTCTTCTTCTATCTGCTTTTCGATACTCTCTATCACTCGCATCTTTGCTTTAAAGTAGATCTCATCTCTAAGATCAAAAGAATTCATCTGATCTTGGATTTTTTTTATGCTGTTTTGTGTTTCTAGTGAAACATGAACAACAAAAGCAAAGCAAAGAGTCAGCAGTATGTTAGTTAGTATTTGAGTTTTAGTATCCATCGTTTAAAATGTTTTATTTGAATCTACACCCTTCTTGCCGAATACAACACAAAGAAAGAAAATGAGTGATAGGGGACTGCACCATCCAAGGGAGACAGGCATACTCTACTTCGATTTTTTCTTTTTCTGTTTACTCATGATGGCGGAATGTACCTTTGGAGTAACTTTGTATCCAACGATTTCATTATAGACCATAGGCCCCCAGGTTCTACCTTGAGTTTTTCCTCGACCTTGACCATCTTTAGTTCTTCCTTTTATTTGTCTTTTTCCCATAATTTCTTTTGTTTTTATTTGCTGTTAGTGAATAGAGATACATCAACAACAATGCATTGATTCTCTTCCATTATATCTATAATGAAATCAGCAAAGGAGTTACTACTAGTATCTCCAACTGCTATAGTTCCATCAGAAAATTTTACGATAGATGTTTTTTCATTCATAATTTCACAACATTGTTATGCTAATATGTATTACCGTGCCAGATAACCTTTGATCGTTTTGGTTTTGACCCTTGTAGTGATATGACTTCTAATTCTAGAGTATCAATGCGGCGCGACTGTTCGTCGATCCATTTAGCCATGCCACAAACCAAAATACCTAGAGCGGCTATACTCAATAATACTGCAACTAAATTCCAATCTGTTTTTTTATTTTTCATAATTTTTCTTAAAGGTTGGTAATGCAATTGACTGCATCATCAACGATAGTTTCAACATGATCTTTAATGTCAATAGTTTCCAACCTCTTATTTGTCATCTTTCCTTCATACAGCTCCATATAATCTTCGGGGCATAATTCTACCTGAAGGATAACTTCTTCATCACTGATTCCCTTAGTTTGAAATGGTTTACTCTTTCTTATCTCGTCAAGTGTAATTTCTGTTAACCAAATCTCTTCATTACGGGTTATTTCTGTTCTATTAACCCGAAAAGTTATTGTTCTCTCATCACTCATTATCTTTTTTTCCTTTGTTCATTGTTAGTTATTTTACCTTATCAAGGGTGAATCAGTCGTGAGTCCCTGCCCCACAATCACTGCACACCCATTCCTCGTCGTCATCTGCATAGGTTGCAAGGTAAGACATATTTTTCGAGCCACACTCTGAGCAGATTTCTTCTTCTTCTGTTGTCATTTTTATCGCGGGTTGAATACTCTGCACTCTCGACCACTCCAGTCATCAACTCCAATTGAGCTTTCTAGCGTGTCTGATGTTGTCAAAATGTGGTTTATGATGCTTTTTATCTGACGCTTTGTTTTGTAAGGCATGAGCCTTGCACCTAGGTCTTGGCACACTGTTTCCACCCCGATGTTTGGCTCTGGATATGTTCTACCTAATTCATTCCATTGGTTATACCTGTCCTGTATATAGTTGATGATTTCTGTTTTCATTGTTTTTGGTGAACTGAAGTTATAGTAGATAGTGCTAGGATAAAAACTTGATTGTTTTTCTTTAACTTTCGTAAGCATATTCTATTCAATGTTGTGTGATTTGTCAACAACATTCTCTTCTTTTTTATTCATGTTTTTTTTCCTTTTCTTTTATAATGCCCGAAACTTTTTTAAGTGTATACCACTCGCTCCATTTGCATTTTGGATTTTTCTTTTTATATTCCAAATACTCATCCAGTGCATCATTCCAACATTTTAATTTTAGTTTATTAAGTTCGTATCTCATTCAATCAATTTCATCCAGCCAAACTTCATGATTATTATTCACGATAGCCCCTGAAGGTGCTTTAGTTTTTACTGTTAACAGGAAGTTCTCTTTACCATCTCGTATCTTCTTTTTCACATCAAGTATTTTGTGAACATAACCATATCCTCTAGTCAATATGTAATGATGAGGTGACCACACAACACCTCCTTTGACTGGTGTAATTTCTTTTTCTATGTAATCTGTAGCTGTCATTATTTAAATTTGTCGTAGTGGTTATAGAACTTCGGGGAAAGGTATATCCAAGGGATGCCTGCGATTATGATATAATCTCTCTTGATTGTAGTTAAAACCTGTCACAAAAGATTAATCTGTAATTGCAGACCACTCTTTTTCATCTGGAAATGCTTCCATATCATCTCCAAACATAATCGACCGACTATGCTCTCCAATCTCTGATGAACTCAATCCCGCGTAAGTAGGATTGTTCGATTCATAATTTTCTTCAATTACCTTTTTGATTTGTTTAAGTGTTTTCATAATATAATCCCTCTCGATTGTGTTTACAACTTATCACGAAAAGCGCGATTCGTCAACAAAAAGCTTCATTTTTTTCGATCTCTTCTATCTAACTCTTTTAATACTTGTTGGATTTGATAATCTCTTGCTGACTCAATCCCACTATGTAAGGGGAAGATATTTGCGAATGTAACTGCATCACGAGTATTTTCAAGCTTAGAGAGTGGCATATTAAATGATCTGATTATAGACTTTAGAGATTCTGTATCCATGTCTTGAACCTCAGCATCAATTTCATCCTTATCAAACGACCTGTCACCATCTAGTAATCTTGAAAGTAAAGATTGTCCTTTAGCTCGGTTTAATATTCCAACTTGTGGATTTTTTTTGTCATCACTCATAATATAATCTCTCTCGATTGTGTTTACAACTTATCACGAAAAGCACGATTCGTCAACAAAAAACTTCATTTGTTATCTTCAATGGAATCCTCTTTGCGTATAGACACTAGGCTTTCGCTAGACATTTTCTTTCTTTGTAAAAACTGTATCGATTAGTAGTGAAATCAAGAAAAATGAAACACTCACAATCCAAAAGGATATCAAAATAGAAGCAAAGAATATTAGTATTTTTTCCATATTATTTTAATTAGCTGTTAGCATCAGATACTAGAAGAGCATAATAGTGATTGCATAACTCATGAGCTTCATCCCTCAATGCAGTGTTGCAATAACCAAACTTGTTTCGAAACTCAGTGTTGAATTTTGCGACTTCTAGTGCTTCTCTATCTTCACCATAAACAGCAAGAATCTCGTAGCATCGGGAATGATCATTCCCAGCTTCCAACTTCTTATACTCAGCTAAAGTTAACTTGGCGGCTTCTTTTTTTACATTGTATGTTTTTGTCATAATATAATCTCTCTCGATTGTGGTTACAACCTAACACGAAACCGCAAAAATGTAAAGATAAAAAAAGGGGTGCAGAGAATTTTCTACACCCGATTTTTGTTTAACCTTCGAATTGTGGAGTTTGATCTGCATCACTGCAATGTATATGAGTTCCACAAAAAGGACAATATTCTGGAAGAAATTCTTCGTGGTTGTCGTTGTGGTCATCATCTACATCTTCAACACCAGTCGAAAAGGAGATGGGGTCATCATCCCAATATATTTCATATTGAGCCCTACAGAAATTGCATTTGTGTTCGTGTATCATGTTATCCTTCGCAGGTTGAGCATTCGTTAATCTCCCTAGCCAACTTCTGTGCTGGGTTTGCACTTCGTTGATAGTATAAACTTTTAACACCTTGCTTCCATGCATATATCATCAACTTACTAACCTCTCTGGCTGGAGTTTCTGGATCAATCATAACATTCAACGATTGACCTTGATCAATGAATTGTTGTCTCTGTGCAGCTTGGATGATGATCTCCTTTTGGCTAATCTCACCCCAAGTTTTAAACACATCCTTTTCGTGATCACTTAAAAACTCCAGATGTTGAACACTCCCACCTCTTCTAAGAATACTATCCCAAGTTTCTCTGGAATCCTCACCTTTCTTTTTTAGGATTTCTTTCAGATATGGATTTCTGTAGCTGAACTTACCCTTAGCATTGTTATTGGTAAAGTAGTTATCCATGTTCGGTTCAATGCCCTGTGATACTTGACCATGAATAAATGAACTACTAACAGTTGGGGCTACAGCTAGAGTTGTAGTGTTCCTTCTTCCATAACCCTCCAATAATTCTGGTTCTCCAAACATGTCAGCAAGTTCTTTAGTTGCTTTGTCTGCCCTAGTTCTTATCGTTGACCAAATCTGAGTATTGTGTAGTTGTGCTTCCAAGCTCTCAAATGGAATCATGTTTTTGATCAAATAGTCATGCCAACCTAAAGCACCCATACCAAGGGCCCTTTGTCTGATAGCAAAGTTTCTGGCACTTTCCATAAATGGCATTCCATCAGTTTTAGTGATGAACTCAGACATTACTGCGTCCAAGAAGTAAACCATTGTTTCAATTGCATCTGTTTCTTGAATCTCTTCCCATTTACTCAAGTTCAAACTACTCAAGCAACACACAAAGCTCTCATCTTCACTGCTAGAGAGCATGATCTCACTGCAAAGGTTACTAGCATGGATAGTTTTGCTCTTATCTTTGTAAACTTGTGGAGCCCCTTTATTAACGTTATCAGAGAAGAAGATGTATGGGTATCCAGATTCAAATTTCTTTTTGATTATCTTACCCCAGATTTTCTTGTTGACTTTGTTATCATTTTCTAACATGTCATGCATCCATTCATCAGAAATACAAACACCTATACTTATTTTTTGTAGGGGATTTCCTTCTTCCATGATCTCCAAGAACTCTTCAATGTCTGGATGATCTACAGGCATATAAGCCGCAAAAGCACCCCTACGCATTGAACCTTGAGCCACAACATTCATCAGAGATTCATATATCTCCATGAAGTGAACAGGACCAGTGCTAGTTCCACAATCCTTTCCGATAGTAGTTCCACGGGCACGAACGTCACCAAAGTATGCACTTGTTCCACCACTGTTTTTAGTCATCATTGATACTTCACCAACTTTATGACCACAGATGTGTTCTAACTTGTCTGGAATATAAGAACCAAAGCAAGAGATTGGAAGACCTCTCTCCCTGTTAAAGTTGCACCAAACTGGGCTACTCAAACTGTAGAAGTTTCTATAGAGATAACCAAGGAATTTTTCAGCAAACCCACTGATCCCTAGTATATCTTCTGCACCTCTTGCTATGTCTTTAAGTCTGTCTTCTGGTTCTTCACCTTCTGTTAAATATCCTTCTTTTAAAAACTTTCTAGAATTCCTATTCAACCATTCAATTTTATCACTCATTATATCTTATATATTACTTTTTCGTTTACTTAAAATAAGTCATCTTCATCATATGACTTGTTGTTTTTGCTATATTCAACTGGGGTTTGATTAAAGAAATCTGTTCTGTTGTTACCATGCAGCTCTTCGTTGAACCACTGAGTTTTTGACAAGAGATCTTCATCAACATCAAAGAGCTTATCCCAACCAATCATATCCAAGCTAAGATTGATTCTATCTTTAATAAATTCTTTTAGGATAGGTGCGCTCAATCCAACTTGCTGGTCACCTTCTTCCTCTACAACCTCATCGATTCCATTGACGATCCAATCAATAATCTTTGATTCTGCTTTAAAAGCTTCTCCAGCTTCATGTGTGATCCTATCCCTAAGTTCATCATCAAAAAGTTCTGGTGTTTGCTTTCTGATTTCGTTGATGATCTCAGCACCAACTTGAGCATGGATGTTCTCTTCGTTTCGAGTATACATTACCTGCTGATCAGTTGCGGGAAGAACATTCTTAGTTCTTGCAAACCAGTTGATTACATAGAATTGACTGAAAAGTGAAACATTCTCGACAAAAAGCGTAAAGAGAATCAGTGCATACAAGTATTGTTTTTTGCTATCCTTATAGAATCTATGAGTATACTTCTTAAGATATTTGACTCTACCTTTAACACAGTCGAGTTTTAAGTTCTCTTCGAAAACATCATCTAAACCAAGAACACTGATCAATCTTTCATAAGCTTCGTTGTGAACAACTTCAGTGTTAGCCATAACATATCCTAGATCCTGTAGTGCTGGGTGTGGAAGGTTATCACCAAGTTTAGCCCAGAATGTTTTTACAGCAATCTCGATTTGACCAATAGCACTAAGATCCCTTACGATTATTTCTCTATACTGATCGTTTAAAACAGTCTTAAAATGGTGAACATCAGCCGAAAAATTGAACTTCCTATCGGTCCAAAAATTATCATGCATTGAACGAATATATTTCGTAGTCCAAGGGAACATGTTAGGCTTTCGGGATATTTGTTCATCCCATATTGTGAGTTGTGGCTTTTTCGCAGGAGTAGTACTAGACATTTTTTTTCTTTTCTTTTATTCGGTGTTGGTTGATACATCAAGTTTGTAACTTGTGCATTATATTATAAACTAGGGCTTTGTAAACAATAAAGTTCTATTTTCTCATATTACCTTTACGAAAAATAGCTCTTAAAGCCCCAGTCTCTTCACATCGAAGAACAACAGTGTTCTTTCGTTGTCTCTTAGCATATCGATAAATTTCACCTTGATTTTCATCTTCAAGATTCAAATATTTAGACCACCTTTCAAACTTATACCTTCCAGATTCAAACTTTACAAATGTTTCCATAGGAACGTTGAACATTCTCCAGTTTGGGCCTTGCATCTCATCGTGCTTAGACTTCTGAAATAATGGTTGTGGGTTTCCAGCTACTGCTGAACTAGTGGTGTCTTCTTTTTTCATGCTTCGATATCGTGAGTTGTAGTATATATAATATTCTTAGTTTTTAAATGAACTAACTTGAAAACTGGAATCCCGAATATTTCACCAACGGGTGTTGTATCTTCATTACAATATACAGAGTCACCTTTGCATTTCAAGTAGTCACCATTTAAAAATATACAGCCATCTTTCACACTATATTCACCAGAGTATAGCTGATCATCTTGATTAGTGTAAAAGGATTCTGTGATTAAATCTTCTTTAGCTGGGTTGAAACCATATAACTCATACAGGCATTCTCCTATGAGTTCATCAGATAAACCAGTATGCTCTTTGATCAAGTATAATGCAGAAGCATATCTACCAATAACACTCTGACCGAATGGTAATTTAGTCAGCAACCTCTTCAAGTTATATACAAGTTTATGGAAGACGTTATAAACACTCTTCTCCTCACTAGTCTCTGGCTTTTTAAGCAACTGACCCTTGTCACCAATTATTCCAGCTTTATACGCATTGGTTTTTTTCCAAGGAGTTGTTAGCAATCTGAGAAACCTCAGTGCATAGTATGTATCTCCCGCTCTGCTTAATAGTCCCATGTTTAGATGTTTTGAAGTTTTTTAGTGATATACAAATCACAGTGGATATTTATAAAATCATCGACCTTGATGTAATTAAGGTAAATCAAAAAGGTTTTTAATGCTGGATGGTGTTTACTGTTCAACTTAAAAAATAACATTTTTGTGGCAGAATTGAACTTAAAAACATTGTAGATGTTAATCAAATGGTTAAGAACCAATCTCTCTTTTATCTCATTTGTTCTTTCGTATCTAGTAAAGAGTTTCTGCACATACTTGAAGCTAGATAGATCTTCGTAGAATTCTTCTACATCCAATACCCTCTTATTGGTGTAGTTCTTAGCTGCATATAAAGCAAAATTTTCTTTGTTTAGTTCATCATTACCAATCATGCTATATTATATATAAGATTGGAGGTTGAGAAACTTAAGAAACGATATCCTCTAGGAAGATATTTTCAGCATCTATGATTGCACTTGAGTTTTTAGTCTTGGATTCGACTATGCCATATTTCCGATCTATCATTTGATAAGCCTCGTTCAGCTTGGAGATAGAGTCGGATATTAGTTTTGCAGAGTCTTCATCGATAGTTTCCACTTTTGATAGAGTCGTATACAGATCATCACTCAATCCAAGAGCATCACATATATCAGAAAGAACTGAAGTAACATCGCACTGGGGCTCATCCAACACTTCATTGGATTCGACTATCATTTTTTCAATTTCCACATCACTGTTCTGTTTAACAGCATATGATGTTGTTATTTCGTTTAAACTTTTCATTTTATTGGTTTTATGTCTTTTATAAAGAACTTTTTGTTTTCGTTTTCGTTTTCTACTACGACATAATTGCTATGCCTTTCCTTTACCTTGTAAATTTTTCCATCTTTAGTGCTTTCAACTTCATCTTGTATATTGAATATCTTATTCGTTATATAAAGATCCCTCAACTCACAGCTATCAGCGATTTGAATATGTGTTCTGAAGTTGTGTGACTCTTCGAGGCCTAGACCAACCCGAACAGCGTTAAATAACTTTATAGAATCTCCATAAGTCTTTGGTATTCCCCGTGAAAAAGTCTTCAAGTCGTTCTCTTTAACACTCTCTACCAACATGGATTCGTTGATCATCTCTGATTTAACACCAACAACTTCAATACCAAACTCGAAAAGGGATTCTACATTGTGTGCTTTGAACAGAGTCTTGTAAGCATCGACTGAATCATCTTCTGATATGTAAGTAAGCTTGTTATAACCATCAGAGTGTGCTTTTTTAACAGCTTCAAGAGCATTCTTCACATTGACATCTCTTATAATATTCCTGCCATGTGAACTAAACATTTTACGCATAAAGTCAATCTTTTGATTATACTCTAAAGGTTGAAACTCCTCATCACTTTCAGTTGATGAATATATTCTATAGTTATCACCTTCAGCCAATGCAGAAGCCCTCTCTATTATATTCAAGCAGTTGTTGCTTGGTGGATTGAAATTACCCGTCGATATAACGATTGGGTTTTTCCTAGACTCTACAAAAGACCTGAAAGATTTCATTTTAGATGTTTTCAATTGTTTCTATGATTGGAATTAGCCTTGATACTAGATCTGACTCAATGGAAATTGGCAGGTTCTTCTCAGCTATAAATCTTCTTGCATGAAGCACAGCTCTCTTCTCTATAACGATCTTTGGAGTTTTTCTAACTTTAGAAGTTATCACAGAATTGGAATCTTTGTTTTCCTTCTTAATATCTTCCAATCTTTTCTTAATGTTTGATAGCATATCCATAGCATCTTTGGAATACTGATCATCATCTTTAGTATCGTTTCGCATAAAATTAAATAGTTTAGAGTTTTCTATCATAGCTACCATTAATAAAATTAACCAAAATTGGTAGTGTTTTAACTAAGCTTAGGCTCTTTTCAAGGTTTAAAGTTTTCTTTCCTTCACCAAACATAACATCAACACTATGAAGTTCATTGGATTCGTTTTTAGTTTCACTCCAATTTAGTTGGATTGATATGCCATCATCTGAAAGCATTCTAGTCCCGACAGTTTCATCGGGTCCTGAGAATTTATCATCGACTTGAGAGAAGTTATGGCTTGTGTTTTTCTTTAGATAACCACTTATAAGTGACAATGCTTTATCAAGTGTGCCAGTAGCTATTGCTTCACATAGTGTGAAATCTTGAAAGCTTAAGTATTTTTTACTCATTATTGTCTTTATAAGTTTATTAACTATTTATACTTATATCTATGTTAGTCACTGATATGAAGCGACTAACAATGATAAGTTAGAAACATTTTTCACTTATTAAGTCGTATAACTCTTTACTGGGCTTTTTCAGTTCAGAAGCTTCGAAGAACCTATCTTCGGGGCACAGATTTAATATATCCTTGAATCTGAAAGGAGCTAGACTTGGGAACTTTTTCTCATCAACCATATTCACATAAGAAACGTGGTATGCATTTGATTCACATATGTAGTTATCCATACCTTCCAGTTCAAATCGAACAATATCACGATAAACCATTTTATCGCACTCCTGCTCCATAAGTTGGGTTGGCAAAGAATACTTATCGGGGAAATCATTGAAAAAATCGACAGCTTCTACACTCTTCCAAAGATCGGTTTGCTCATACCATTGCTTAAAATGATTATATTCGTGAATGAATATAGAGAACCAATCCTTATTCCAAATAGCAACTCTTAAGCTTTTAGTTTCGGGGCAGAAGTAACCTCCACAATCATCTACTTTTTTTGTTCTTGAAAAATGTAGGTCTATTTTATTCTCTACAAGTTCTTGAACAGATTTTCGAAAATATATACCTTGATTCTTTTTTAACTTCATATATACAAAGGTATATATCAAGTTTTAAAGTCGCTGAATCCCTCTGTTGTTCTACCTCTATTAACGAATGTATTCTGTTGAGGAGGTGAGTCATTTGATGAAACTAGACCATCAGTCGGGTCATCAATATCATATAGCCTCATTTTAGATCTATCAATTCCTAATGTAAACCTCTTCAGTGATGTTATGTCGTTATATCGATTCTTAAGTTGCTTAACCATAACTTGATTCATATTCTCAAGTTGCTCATTGGATATTAAAGCAATCATAAGGTCACACGTTGCGGGTAATCCAAAACTCTCACTAGTGTCAGTCAACTCAATATCACTATTGTCAAATCCACCTCTTGTTACCTGTGTTGCACTCCAAATCGGAACATCGAATTCAACAGCTAATCCACGAAGTTCTTCAGCAATACTCTTGATTAAACTATATGTATTGACTCCACCACTCAATCCTTTAATTCTTGAACTAGCACAAATATTAAGATAATCGATGTAAATAACATCAGGCATGAATTTCTTCTTCATCTTGAGTTCAGTTAGCAAAGCTCTAAAGTGACCAGAGTGTGCGCTAGCAGTAGGATATTCTTTTACAATTAATTTACCTTGTGTTTTTTTAGATATACCATCTATCTTACTATCGAATTTTTCCTTAGTTAGATTCTTTAGTTGATCTATTCTTACATCCATAAGATTCGCATCGATCCTTTCTGCGATTCTCTTTTCAGCCATCTCTAATGTTATATACAACACGTTCTTACCTTGTGCAAGTGCGCTAGAAGCAAAGTGACACATCGCTAAACTTTTACCCACACCTGTTCCAGCAAGAATGCAATTTAGAGTTTTGTTTGGAACACCACCATTGGTTATTTTGTTCAGCATTTCAAGGTCAAATGGCATTTTCTTCTCATCCAAGTGATAGAAATCAAAACGTGAATCAGATTGATCAATATAATCATGACCAACTTCTGTATTGAATGTGACTCCTAGTGCTTTGTCAAGAATGTCAGGCATTGCACCTTCAGCTTTATCTTGATGTTTACCATCAATGATAGTAATACACTCCATTACAGCTAAATGCAAAGCGCGATCCTTGCACCATTTTTCAGTAGTATCGACTAACCAATCACTATCGGTGGATTCATCTTCTAATCCAGTGATTATAGAATGTATCTCATTAGCATCTTGGTTTCCAGCCAAATCTGACTTCTGAAACTCTATGCTTAATACTTTAGTATCGGGGAGCTTGTTATACTTCTCAATAAAAGAAGTTATCAATTCATATACTGATCTATCAGAACCTTGGAAATAATCACTTTTAATGTGAGGTAATGCTTTTCTGCAAAAGTTTTCATTATATATTAAGTTACTAAGTATAACTTCTTCAAGGGTTTTCGTCATTATTTCCAATTTGGTATTCGTAATTTGTAATTATATGTGCGAGTATTTCTCCAATATGGTTTTGGAAATCTACATCGTCTTTAAGAGCGTCACCATCTACACTTTCTGGTATAGATTCTACTTTATAGTTGAATGATAGCCTGCAGATGTTTTCACCATCAACTACCTCTTCATTCATCTTAACAGTGGAGTAAGTATACACTATACCTTTATATTTGTCAAACAAACATTCAACACTATATGTTTTTGCATTTACACCATCAATTAATTTGTAATCTGAATCATTAATCATTTTCCACCTCCTCAACAGCTTCAGTTTCTACCTCATCTTCATCAACTAACATCTTAGTCATGCCAATTGTATATTTGTTTTTAACGTAATCAGCAAAATCAGTCTTCTCAAAGATTGGGGCCCAAAACTCTTTATTCAGTGTGTCTTTAGCTCGACAGTTAGATGCATGAAGATCATCACCAGTTTCTGGGTCTTTAGCATTATACCATCCATTCTTAGGTTTGTGTGCATAACCACCATCGATTGCAACTTCAAGTAATCCACTCCACTTCTCAATACCACCACTCCAACTAACACTAATTGGAATCTTACTTTTCTCTTTAACGAAACGTGACTTTTCAATATTAACAATGAAGTGATAACCTTGAATTTCTGTTCCAACTTTGTCTTGTTGTCTACCAATAATCCAAACGTTATCAGCAGAATACATTACGCCTGTGCCACCACTGACAACTGCTTTACTGAACATTTCTTGTGT